CAAACTTGTCACGTACCTGCCATGACTTTAAGCCGCCGACAATGATGGCGTCAGAGGCTTCTTTAAGCTGGGCGCAAGATGCCCCCTGCAAAGCCATTGCCAATATCGGCATGTCGTAGTTATTGCCATTAAAAGTAACCAATGTCCCATCGGTAGGCAATGCTGGAACCATGGGCTGACCTTCAAACATCTCTTGATAGAAGGTCGCCCCTGTGTCCATATCACGCCACGCGACTAGAAAGTAGTCAATGTAGCACTCGCAATCCAAAACATATCGCTTCATTTTGCCCACCTAGCTTTAGCAGACAAGGCCATTTTCATCTTAGTTTCATCCGAATGTTTTTTACCTAACCAAGCTGAATGTTTACCTTTATTCGCTTCGCTAATTTTCTTTCGATGTGCTTCAGATTTTTTAACACCAAGACCTTTACCCTTTAAGCTTTCAGACAGTCTAGCTCTAGTTTCAGCAGATCGTTTTCTACCTGTATGCAAAGCTTTAGTCGCAGCAATACGTTCAGGTGTAGATGCAAGTAAGCTAACTTTTTTAGCCACGCTGGGAGTCAACATTGGACTTTGTTCACCCCCATACGTCATGTTATAGCCTAAATCACCATAGGTATTAAATACTGAAATTGCTCTACGTTCAGTATCGCTTAAATCATAATCTTCAACTATAGCTAACACCTCAGACTTTGGTTCACCATATTTACGCCAAGCTCGATGAACTGAGTTTTGAGATTTATTACTGATAGCCACATGTCTATGATCTCTAAGTCTCAAATGAAATTTCTGAACAGTTATACCGATGTAACTTTTGCCATTCGGAAATGTTAATTTATAGAGCAGTCCCATACTATTCATCCACCTCAATGCTGCTAGATCCAACTTGACCACGAGCGTCATATATTTCATCGTCAGGCATTTCACAGACTAAATGTATCGTGTCTTTATCTGCCACATAAAATCGGCGAGCTTTGTACTTCTCACCGTAAGGGGTGACGATCAGCACTTCTGAATGTGCGTTCACGTCACCCAATAATAGTGGCTCTAATAACTCAGCCATCGTAGTCATTTAAGCCACCATCATGCCGTGTTGAATTAGCAACTCGTCAGTCCAGCCAGCAGCAATCATCGCTTCATACGTTGCACCTTGAGCCGCAGGAGTCATCTGACGTACTGGCGCTGCTGGTGCAGGTGGTACAGCTAGGAAAGCTGGATTAGCTGGGATAGGTGTCATTGCTACTTGTGCTGGTGCTGGCATAGCAACAGGGTTAGCTGGCATAGCAACAGGGTTAGCTGGCGCTGGGCTTACTGGTGCAAAACCTGCTGGTGGTGTGGCTAACACGCCTGCTGGTAATGGAGCTGTACCGAAACCTGCTGATACTGGATCAGGTCCAATGCTAATTTCCTCACCATAGCCACTTAATGCAACCATGCGGTGATTAATAAATACGCCAGGCTGAGTATTGCTACCGTTGCCATCTACGTCAGCATTGACTTGCACAAAGTAACCTAGCTTAACTGCGTCAGGTTCTACAATCGCTTGTGTACCATCTTTATTGTAGATTTTAGATGCAAATCCGCTGGTAAAGCTAATGACCCAATGACCTTTGTAGCCTTCACGATCACATGGCTTTTTACCGACACGGTTAGGCACTTGTGAGTCGCCATCCACAACCTTCCAAGCAAAGCTCGGTGAGTCAGCTTGACCTGCTGGGAATGAGTCGTGACCTTGCTTCCAAATTAGCTGACCCCAAGGCGTTTGAGACCAATGTGTCTCAAGGCCTTTAGGGATACCAACTGCAAAGAAGTATTGAACTTTAGGTTGGCCAGCATTAGGACCTGAACGGATCACTAACGGATTGCCTTCCATATCGGTTGTTTGTGGATTATAAAGGCTACCCATCAATAGGCGGCCAACTGGTGTTGTAAAGTTTTGTGACATGGTATTACTCCTTAAAATGGTGGGCTACTTATAAACAAGTTAATAAAGTTGAGCACAATATATTGTTACTTTCGCCCGTAAACTATTTATGAAAAGCTGCTCTTGCCGCAGTGCCATCGTCAGGGACGAGTTTAATTTCACCAATTGGCACTTCGGTATATGTTCGTACTAACTCGGCAGGTAGACCCGCCTTAATTGCTTGTTTAGGGGTGATTGCAGTAGGCTTCTTGATGTCGATACCCATCATCTCGCCCAAAGCCAGCACTTCATCAATTGGCTTATTCCACTTCTCACGACCTTCACCTTGCTTAGTCATCCAGCCTCGGATTGACTTACCTTGCTTAATGCGACCCAAGACTTCACTCTCAAGACCTTCAATACGGTATTCGAGCAATTCCTGTGCTGATTTAAGCAAATGCAACTCACGACCAATTGCGTTCTCATTCAAATCAAACGGTACATTCTGACCTGACATTTCAACCGCAATCAAAGCACCTTCTTGCAATGTAGGGCAAGCATGACGCGCTGAGCAATCTCGGCAATTCTTACCTGTGTGTGTTGGAGGGTAAGGTAGCAATGATGCCTCCCACGCTGATTTAAGCCGTGAGATATAACCTTCCATCTGCACACGATCAACTGACCATGAACGTACTGGGCCATCTGCGTGATATGACCTAGGTTGTACGATAGTCAATTCAAACTTACTGATGTTATAACCGCCTGATGTACAAATACCCGCAGCGTAATTAATCAACTGCCAGTTTTCAAACGCCTCGACGTGACGATGGCCAAACTTGTAATCCCACACATGAAGCGTGGCCGTCATCTCGTCATAAGCCCAAGCGTCAGGCGTACCCCAGTTATCAGGATGAATTTCAAAACAATCGACACGTTCTTCAAGGTGGATCAATGCACCTGAGCTTTCCATCATCGGACGTAAAGTATCACGCCACATCTCGGCGCCTTCAAGCATTTCTTCAGTTGCAAACGATGGGACATCTTGGCCTTGCATGTCAGCCAAAATAACCTCATGCGCTTGTGTACCTTCAAGTGCTTTAGGATTGTCGTCAGTCTCAGGGAATTGACTACACATGAATAAAGAAGCTGGGCATTGTATGACGCGAGCTGCCGAGCTTGGTGGTAACAATGCGTGTTCCATTATAGTGTAATCCCTAAAGAAGTGGCCACGGCTGGAATTAGATCAGGACGTGAAGCCAACATTGGTAATGATGGTAGTCCAGCAGCAACTACCGCCTCTTGAATTTTCGCGCCAGTCAAAGTCTTAGCTGCAACTAATGACGTAACGGCTTGCATAAAGTTAGGGAAAGTCATCTGACTGCTAGATGGCTCAATAGGGGATGCAGTCTCGGCAACACCAGCCGACACCACTTCGGGTGTAGTAATCACTGGGGGCGCAATTGGCACCACATTGTCGACAAAAGGGGGCGCAGGTACCTCATTCACAGGAGGCGTTGGCGTCAATTGTGGCAATGGTGCTGAGTAACTAGGTGTAATGCCCATGGTGATTTGAAGCTCACGCTTAACCGCAGTCACTACTTCTACATCTACATTACGACGCAGCTTCCAACGGCCATCTTGTGTTTGTGTACGACTAGATGCGTGAATACGTCCATCCCAAGGCAAACCTTCAGAGTCCACATCAATACCCGATGCAGTTTTAGTAGGCGGTGGTACTGGGATAGCAAACGCTGCTGGTGCATGATCTTCGTATTCATCCTCAATGTTGACTGGCGGTGCAAATGCTTCAGCAGGGCTAGTCGCTAATGTAGGTATCTCGTCGCTAGTTGCTGGTGTGGTAGTCACACCTGATGCGAATTGTGCGGGGATAGGTTGATTCTCTTGCTCAAGTCGAGCGTGATAATCAGCTATAATATTAATAAGTCCTGCAACCTTACGGATACCCGCGCTGGGCATCTGATCTAAGTCGCTTATGGTAATGTTGATCGCCATAATATTTTCCTTAAAAAGTTAAAAAATTGTTTGACACGGGTTCAGATTAATGGATAATAACCAACACGTCAATATCTTTTTTAATTTATTTTAAGGAGTAGCGAAATGTTAATCGACACCTTATATGGTATGCAAGCCCCTAAGCAATCTAAAGGTCACGCACAAAAGCTGGCTGCGGCTAAAGCACTTCTCGGTGACAAGTATTTATTAGCTAAACCAGTTAAAAAATTGGACACGCCTAACAAATGATCCAGCTTCGCCCTTTTCAATCTGACCTTAGACAAGCTATCTATGACCAATGGGTCGCAGGTGCTAAGAATGTATTAGCGGTAATGCCGACAGGTGCAGGTAAGACTGTACTCTTTAGTGACATCATCGCTAATACACCTGGTGCTTGCGTTGCCATTGCTCACAGGCAAGAGATTGTCACACAGATTAGTTTAGCCCTTGCTCGCAACGAAGTACGTCACCGCGTCATTGGTCCGAAAGCCCTTGCCTCAGCCTGTACGCAATTGCACTTGATGGAGCTTAACCGTAACTATGTTGACCCGATGAACCGTGTTGCAGTCGCAGGGGTGGACACACTTATCCGTATGGACTTTGAGCCATGGTTTAATGCAGTCAACCTAGTGGTGCAGGATGAAGCGCATCACTTATTAAGTAAGAATAAATGGGGCAAGGCGCAAGCCATGTTCCGCAATGCTAGGGGCTTGGGTGTGACAGCCACACCATGTCGCGCTGATGGTAATGGACTTGGACGTCATGCTGATGGTGTGATGGACTCAATGGTAGTCGGACCATCAATGCGTCAATTGATAGACGATGGCTGGCTGACAGACTATCGCATATTTGCACCGCCTTCAGACCTAGACCTTCGTAATGTACCTATCTCAGCCAGTGGTGACTTCTCACCGCCTAAGCTATCCGAAGCCGTCCACAAGTCTCACATCGTTGGTGACGTGGTGCAGCATTACACTCGTATCGCTAATGGTAAGTTAGGCGTTACCTTTGCTGTAGACGTTGAAGCGGCTGGCGAGATCGCTGGCGCATTTAAGAAGGCTGGTATCCCTGCTGAGGTAGTAAGTGCTAAGACACCTGATAATTTACGCGCCAATATATTAAGACGCTTTCGC